TTGACCAATATGACGATTAATTTTGCCGGTGGAGCATCGAGGGCGGTGCGCCACTAAGTCGTAGCTTGGGGCGGGCGAGCGGCGTTTGTATGAGCGCCGCTACCCTTACTCGACATCCTTCGGGATAGTTATCGAGGAAGCGCGTGAGCGTTTCATAGAAGGCGTTCGCAACAGAGTCAAAGCCCTCTCTCAATATGAGTTCGGCTCGATCGATCAAGTTCAGATACCCCGCGAAGCGGGGTTATCTGCACCGCCTTGTTAGCCTCCGTTTTAATCTTTCATCACCATGCAATACCGAAAAAAACCAGTAGTAATCGAAGCCGTTGTATTCAGCGGCGACCGTAATTGGAACGAAGCCCCGGAGTGGCTTATAGCCGCGACTAAGAAGGGGCGCGACGAAGTGGGCGCACTGCACGTCTTCCCGCCGACCGCACGAATAATGACCCTCGAAGGGCCGATGAACGCCAGCGCAGGCGACTTCATCATTCGCGGCGTGAAGGGCGAACTCTATGCGTGCAAGCCCGACATCTTCGCGGCCACGTATGAGGAGGTTTCTGACTTGGCTAACCAAGAGATTTCCCCCCTCAAATAAACCCTTATCCGGAATTCCGGATAGCTCCTGCGAAGCCACAGGCTACGCCGGATAACAACCAAACCAATACACCTATGAGTAAAACCTACATCATCATCACAGAAGCCCGTGAAAGCGGGGCAATCGGGATATTCTATCCGGTATCCTTCAAAGTTCGGGCGACCTCTACCGAGGAAGCGCATCAAGCCACCGAGCGACCTGGACTCCATCGGCACCCTTTCTTTTGACATAGTCGCCTCGCATGAGCGACGTCATCGAAGCAGTATCCATCATCTCAGTCGGAGAGGCCAAGGGCCACGGACTCTACGTGGACGCGCAAACATTGCGCGAGGTTAAGGCATGCGCGGAGACCTACGCAGGCGGCGTCAAAGTCAATCTCGACCACGGTGCGGGCATCAAAGACATCATCGGTTTTGTCGATAACTTTCGCATCGTCGGAGAAAAACTCCTCGGAGATTTGAACCTTTTGCAAAACGCAGACCGGCGAGCCTACGTCTTGGAAATTGCCGAGAAGCTTCCCGACACATTCGGCATCTCGATTGCATTCAGCGGGCCTGTGCGGGAAATCGGCGGCAAGAGTTTTGCATCGTGCGAGGAACTTTACTCTGCCGACCTCGTGCAGACACCCGCAGCGAACCCCACTGGCCTCTTCAGCTTCGAAGCAAAGCCAGTTGACAAAATTTCCAAGCAAATGGAAGACACACCTGAAATCGAAATCGAACCCAAGGAAGACGAAGTGAGCATTGGCGACATCGTCTCCCGACTCAGCGCCCTTGAATCCGCCTTTGGCGATTACAAGAAGGCAATGGAAGCCGCTCCCGAAGAGCCAAAGGACGAGCCAATGAAGGACTCTGAAATGTCCAAGCTCGAAGCTAAACTCGACACCATCATCTCCAACTTTGGCGCAGCTCCCATGAAGGCATCCGCTCCCGCCGAAGTTCCTGCCGAAGTCAAATTTGATCTGAAGAATTTGATCGAAGCGAAAACCGCAGAACTCGGCTCCAAGACCGCCGCGATCAAATTTGCGATGTCGAATCACCCCGCTGAATACATCGCCCTTCGCGACTCCAATCAACTCCACAACCTCTAATCACTACTCATCATGGCATCCCAAACTGACATCCCATTCCGCTCGTTCACATTCGCGTCCGCGCTCTCAGGCAGCACGCTCGTCCGTTGCTCAGGCGACAACGCAGCCGCCGCACTCGTAACCGCCTCTGAAGTCATCGGCGTCCTTCAAGACGACGTGGCAGCCGCTGGCGTTGGCGAAGTGAAACTTTTCAAGGCAACGCAATTCGGAATCGTTTCGCCCGGTCCCGTGACCGCTGGCAATTCGGTTTTCGCAACAACCGGCGGAGTGATTGTCGGAACGCTCGTCACCTCTGGCGTGACTGTTGGAACCGCAATCAATTCCGGCGTGACCGGCGACATCGTCGAGTTCGCAGTTCGCCTCTAAGCACCTGACCGAAACACTTAACTAACCAACTACCATGTCACTTACCACCACCACAATTCGCGGAGACATCGCACAGGCCGTTTACGAGGGCCGCTCCAACAAGCAGAACCTCTTCATCGGCGCCGAAGTTATGCCGATCTACGTTGCAGACGTTCGCTCCGGCGAGTATCTGAAAATCAACCTGGGCGCATCCGAGGCACTCAACGACGACTCGACCAAGATCGCCGCTGGATCCGCTTATCCTCGCGTTGGCCGCAAGTTCACATCGGACACCTTCGCCACTACCGAGTACGGCTTGGAGGAAGTCCTCCCCGACGCAACTCAGCGCGACCTCGCCCGCTTCCTGGACGTTGAGGTTGCCGTTGCCGACATGCTCCTCAGCCAGATCCAAATCGGCCACGAGCTTCGCGTTGCCTCGCTCACCTACGCAGCAAACGGCATCACAGCCATCTCCGCCGCCGGTGCAACAGCCGCCTACACCGAAGCCAACATCACAACCTTCGATCTCGCCGGCGACGTTGCCGCAGGCAAGTTGGAACTCGCCAAATATGGCGTGCTTCCTAACACGCTCGTTATGTCCGCAGTCCTTTTCGAGCGCGTTCGCCGTTCGACCAAGGTGCAAAATCAAATGTTCGGCGTAGTCGCCACGAACTCCACTCGCCTCCTCTCCGAGCAAGAAGTCGCTCAGGCAGTCGGCGTGGAAAAAGTCCTTGTTGGTCGCGCTCCTCGCAACACTGCGAAGAAGGGCCAAACTTACTCAGGCGGATTCGTCTGGGGTGACAGCTACCTTGCACTCGCTAACACAGTTGGCGGTGAGTTCGCAGCCGGTGGATTCGGCCGCACGATCCTCTGGGGCGCTGACAGCCCAGTGCCTTTCGTCTCCGAGACCTACCGCGACGAAGCCCGCCGCTCCAACATCCTTCGCGTGCGCCAGCACGTATCCGAGAAAGTTGTTGACGGCTCCTCGATCATCCGCATCACGACCGGCCTGTAAAAGATCACGGTTCACATCAAACCCGCTCTCACAAGGAGCGGGTTTTTTGCTTTACATCATAAAATGTTTGCAGGATGATTGCGGTTTGAGATATGAAACGAATTTTGATTGCGTGCGAATATAGCGGAACGGTGAGGGATGCTTTTATGAAGCGTGGATGGGATGCGTGGTCTTGTGATATTCTTGCAAGCGAAACTGCTGGCAATCACATTTGTGGCGATGTCCGGGAAGTCTTGAATGATGGATGGGATTTAATGATCGCACATCCGCCATGCACTCATCTTGCGGTAAGTGGTGCGCGTTGGTTTAAATATAAACAAACTGAGCAGGTCGAGGCACTCGACTTTGTGCGGCTGTTGCTCGCCGCTCCGATTGACCGTATCGCGTTGGAAAATCCTGTTTCTATAATATCTTCCCGCATCCGCAGGCCCGACCAAGTGATTCAGCCTTGGCAATTCGGTCATGGCGAGACAAAGGCGACTTGCCTTTGGCTGAAAAACCTTCCGAAGATTGTGCCGACAAACATTGTCGAAGGGCGAGAATCTCGCATTCATAAAATGTCTCCGGGTCCTAATCGATGGAAAGAGCGAAGCCGAACATTTCAAGGGATTGCCAACGCCATGGCAGATCAGTGGTCAAATTTTTGACATCGCCCCCAGTGCAGAAACATGAACCAAAAAATTCGCCTTGTCGCAGGCTTGATATGCGGCAACGAAGCCGAACGCATTGAACGATGCGTCCGATCCCTGCAAAAGATATGCGATGATATCGTCATCATTCGCGCCGTCGGAGCACTCGAACCCGACGCCACTCTCGACATCGCCAAGAGCCTCGGCTGTCACGTTGGCGAATATCGCAACTCCCCACTCTGCCGGCATTGGCCGCACCTCGACGACTTCGCCGCCGCGCGAAATGTCGCATTTGAAAAAGCCTACGATCTAACCGGCGAAGGCGGCTGGGTCATGTGGGCCGACTGTGATGACGTTCTTCAAGACAACATGGTTGAGCCTACGTTGAAGGCGCTCCACGACTGCCCAGCAGAGTGTGACTGGATACTGAGCGACTACGTCATCCCTGAGCAGCACAAGCGCGCACCGCGCGAACGATTCTTCCGCTACCGCACCGGATACTGGTGGCGGGCGGTGCATGAGAACGTCCACCCGACAAAGACGATCAAGATTTACATGCGGCGCGACTTGGAAATCCACCACATGCCGCCGCTCGGACAGCGCAAGAGCAACGACCGCAACCAACGCATTCTCGAATGGCAAGATCAATTCGCGCCGCATTGGAAGTTTTATCTCCATTACGAAAAAATGATTACCGGCCAGCGTGACCTATCCTTGCGCTACGGCGCAGAGGCCATCGCAATGAAGGACCTCGATCTGGTTCACAAATACGAAACGCTCATGAACATGAGCAACATGACGGATGGCGAATCGTCGCTTCGCTTTGCTCGGGCCGCGCGCTGGCTCGACCCCGCCCGCCGCGAAGCCGTCGCGCTGGAAGCGTCCATTCTTCTCGACGAAGGCAAGCCGGTTCAGTCCCTCGCCCTTCTTGACGAAATGGAGAAAATACCCGTCCCCTCCTTCACGCAGTGGACGCATAAGGCTGAGTATTACGGAGTCAAAGCCAAGCGACTCCGCGCTTGGGCGCTCAGGCTGGCAGGCCGGAGGGAAGAGGCATTCAACCTTGAAATGCAGGTTCTCAATGACGCACCGCACCCGCGCATTTCACTCCTTCACGCCACGCGCGGGAGG